ATCGAATCGAGCGTACCGATGGCCACAACACATAAGTCGATCAGACCATCGACGATTTCCTCGGCGTCATTGGCGTTCACCGCATTCTTTGTTTCAGTTAGTTCTTCTTCGAGGAATGACATGCGAAACCGAAGGAATTGCTTGAGCTTCTCGGCATCAAACTCTTGAACCTTCTCGTTGACACCGTAATAACGATGCATACCATTAATGTCTCTTACCCAATCTTCACTCATGCTTTTAACCAATCCATCATTTGTTGTACTTCTAAAGATAACTCATTTTTCGGTTTAAGTACACCGTTTTTTCTGTTTATTTTTGCTGCCAGCTTTTTAGCTTGTTCCATATGATATGTATTCGCTCGCTTGGTATGCTGAATACCATTCAAATGGTCGAGCTCATGCTGGAATACACGAGCAGTGATACCATCAAACTTCTTCGTTTCGGTCGTGCCATCAGGATGCGTGAAACGAACCTTGATAAACTTCGGTCGCTTGATCTTGACGAAGAGGTTAGGATACGACAAGCATCCTTCTTCGAGTGTCACCATCTCTGATGATACGTCGATGATCTTCGGATTGATAACACCGATCACGTTCTCTGCTCTCATCACGAACATACGAGTACGTACACCAATCTGATTGGCCGAAAGTCCCATACCTTCGGCATCGATCATCGTCTCGGCAAGATCGTTGTAGAGTTCTACAGGATTGACGATCGGATTATCGAAGTCAAACTTCGGCATCTCTTCTTTCAGAATCGGATCCGTATGTAGTAAGATTTCTCTGATCATTTCATAATCCTATCAAAATTAAGTTTTGTCATTCTACTAATTGCAACATAATACTTCTTCAACAGTTCCATCTCAGCTTTCGAGTATTGTTGATACCAGTATTGCTTGCCATCTTTCTCTTCAACCCACTGATTCATGTTGATATCCTACTAAAGTTGAAGAAAAACTTCTTCTTAACACTCGAATATCGAAAGCGTAACTTCAAACCATATCCAATAAAGACGTAAGTTGTTTTCAATATATTTTTTAGCTTGTTCATGCTGCGATCCTACTAAAGTTCTTGTGCTTCTCGAACTTGATCACACTATGGAACTTATCATAGAGCTGATCGCCTTTATGACTAATCACAAACGTGTTCGTATCTTGTGTAAGACCTTCGAGAATCTTCATGAATTCTTCTGTTCCTCCGACGTCGAGCGACGAGTCGAAGACTTCATCCATAATGAGAAGGTTGGTCGAAGCAGAATTGCGGAGCTTAGCAATAGCCCTCCAGGTAAACATAAGGCTAAGATCAATGCGCATCTTTTCTCCTTCGGAGAAAGAGGCATAGCTGAAATCGTCTCTGTGACGCGACTTAATAGTTTCATTAAAGTTTTCGTCCAATTCAAACTGGACAAAGAAGTCCATGGCTGCGAGATATTTGTTGATCAACTTGTTCATGACAGGAACATATTGCTTGATAATCTTTGTCTTGATACCCGTATCTTTGAGTAGAACACTCGCAACTTCGAGAACCTGACGGTGGTGTGTTAGTTCTTCCTTACGAGCTTTGATACTCTTTAAGTCAGCTTTAAAAACATCGACATCGTCAGTGCTCGTATCAATAGCAAGTGTATTGTTCTTGATCGATTCAATCTCGGCATTCAGAGTCTTGATCGAGTTTTGCCACGAACGAATGTCTGCATTATGACCAGTGATCTGTGTGTTGTAAGATGTAATCTGAGTATTGATATCGGCAATCTCGTTTAGTCGAGTCTCGATGTTTTCCATCTGCTTCTCGATCTCGGCCATTGCACCTTCGATCTCACTCGTCTTGTTCGTACGATTGCTAATCCATTCTTCTTTGAAATCATGATCGATACCTTGACGGCATGTCGGACAATTATCATGGTCGTGGAAGAACGAGATCTCTTTCTTAAACTTACGAATCTTGGTCTCGAGATCGGTCTCCATCTGACGTAGCTTCAGCTTACGCTTGGATACCTTGTCATGATCCTCGATCTGTGCACTCAAAGACAAGATGTCATCAGACACAATTTGAATAGCAGCTTCAGTTTCTGCTACACGATCTTCGAGTTCGTCGATCATACCTTGCTTGGCTTTAATCAACTCGTCGTTGTTAGTACGAAGAGATACGATGTGCTTCTCTGCCAGCTCGATCTTATTCTCGACGAGATTGATCTTATGGTCAGTATCATTTAGCTCTGCACGATTCTCGACTGTCTTTTCTTTGAGTAGCGTGTTCATCGTGCTGAAGATCTGAATGTCCAGAAGATCTTCGATGACTTCTCTTCGCCCATGAGCTGGGAGCTGCATAAAGGGCAAATAGTTTGCAGAGCCCAATACTACGATCTGGCTGAAAGATTTGAAACTTAATTTCAATATCTGCTTCTCAAAGTAATCTTGGTAATCTTTGTTAGAGCTATTTTGGTTTATTAGTACACCATTTTGATAGATCTCGAACAGGTTAGGTCGCATACCTCTTTTTACAAGAAACGCGTTTTTTCCTACCATGAACTCACATTCGACTAAAAGGTTCTTATTTGTCATCGAATTGACAAGCTGCGGCTTGTTGATGTTACGGAAAGCTTTACCATACAAGACATAAGAAAGCGCATCCAAGATCGTAGACTTGCCTGCGCCATTTTCGCCGAGAATGAGTGTAGACTTACTGCGATCCAATTGGATTTCAGTCATCTGATTTCCAGTCGACAGGAGGTTCTGCCAACGGAGTTTGCTAAAATAAATCATGATTACTCCACACTTAAAGCTTCACCATACAACGTTGTTAAGAAATTGTACAATCTTTTTTTATCCACTGGAGTATCCCATTGGTCGACTACTTTGGTGAGGATCGTGAGCGTATCTTCCGCTTCATTGACAATATCACTGTCATCTTCCAGTTGAAGATTGAGATTGTCTTCGACCACTTGAATATCAAGAGCACCTGCCTTTTCTAACCTATCGATATATGTATCAAACCAGAACGGGTTGTTTTTGTTCTTCACAATGACCTTGACGTAGTTACCTTTGACAGAATTAAAGTCGAATCCATTGATCCAATCGAAGTTAGGCCATTTGGCATCGTCATAGAACCACTTCTGAAACATCTTGTACGGGTTCTGTAAGAATGTCAGTTCACGGGTGTCTGTGTCAAATATATGAAAGCCCCTTGGATCATCGTAATCAGACCAAGACATTTCGTAGGGTGCGCCGAGATAATTGATATTACCGCGTGTGGATTTATGATGGAAATGGCCACTGCACACGACATCAAACTTATCAAAGAGGCTAGCGCTAAATCCATGATCATTTACTGCTCCTTTATACATTTCGAACCCTGCGAGCTCGAGATGCCCAAAAAGGATCTGCGCGTTAGTATTGTTGATGAACTCCATCGACTCTTCGTAGTTGCCTGAGCAGATCCATGGAAGGACGGCGATTTCGGTGCCATCAATGTCAACAGCAGTAGGATCAGAATAATAGTTGATATCATAAGTTGAATGCTCGAAGAGCTCCCTCATAGAGTTGACCTCGTTCGTGTTCTTGAACGAAGTGTCATGGTTACCGATGATGACGTCTAGACGTATTCCGGAGCTGTCACAGTGCTCGACGAATCTTCGTAGATGTCTGGCGGTGACAAAATTGATATACTTACGCCTATCAACAATATCCCCAAGATGAAATATACGATTAATACCATGTTCAGCAAGATACGGGAAAAAGTAGTCATAATAAAACCTATTAAAATACTCTGCGAAAGCCGCAGAATCTCCACGAGCACCCCAATGGGTGTCAGTAATTAAAGCAATTTTCATTTAAAGATCTTCTTCTTGTTACTTTGATATTCACGTAATGCTTTGTCTGCATAGTCACGAATGGCTTCCATTGAAATCATGTAATTATACCGAATGTGTTCAGGCGTTTTTTCATTCAACATGTTTTCTCTGATTTGTTCAATGAGTGTTGGAATATTATCCTTCATCTTCTTCGTCCTCGATAAACTTCTCTACGCCCTTCTTTTCTACGGGCTTTGGTGGTTTCTTTGCTTCAAACTTCTCTACTAATTCACCAAGCTTTTCTGATACATTGATAAAGGCTGCGCTGTAATGTGCTCGATCTTCAGGAGCCATATCTACGAGAGTGTTCATGATCATACTATTCTCAAAAGCTTTATGCTTTATGTATGTGTGCTTCTTTTCTTTCTGAATTCGACGTAGGAATGCATAGTAAATGATCTGTGTAAAGTACGCAAACGGATTGGTAGATTTTTCTGGGTTAAAATTATGAATGTAAGTCAGACAGTTTTCAATACCATCACCGACCATTTCTTCTCGATACGAGTATCCGATAAAGTTAGGTCGTGTTGACAACCGCTGTGCGATCAGCATGATGCACTTACCCACATATTCTGGAATCGGAGGTCGAGGATCGCCGTTCTTCTTGGCTTCTTGACACGAGTTCCAAAACTTGACCATCTCGGTATAAAACAACTTGTTGTCGATATAGTGGGTAGTCGGTTTCTTTTTAATCATCATTTAGACTTTCTCAATTTACTGTACTTTTCCCTACGAGTCTTCGTGTTAGAAGAGATTTCAATCTACTATCCATCTCATCCATACTCTCGAGGGTTTGTTTCAACATGACATCATTTTCGCGTTTAGCCGTGAATTCGACGAGTCGACCATAATACTCTTCCATCCTATCTGAAGGATTATAGTTATACAATACCACGTTTTTCTTTATATGTACACAGTTATCTTTCGAAAACGCTAACAAATAATCCATACGAACACCAGAACCTTGATCTGAGTCGTCGACAATTTCCATCAGGAATGGATGTGTAATAATATATTCGTCTTCGTTTTCTTCAATCTCTCCAATAAGAGTATCGCAGCTGATGAGATGGATCACTTTCAACATAATTAAACCTTTACGTTATAGATTTCGTAGTCAAACTGCTCGGCATCATAGATTTTCGTTCTTTCGAGGAAGTGTCTGAGAGTAAAGTTTTGATGGGATTTATAGGAGAGATCATCGACGATATCATATAAGATAGCGCCGTGCTCTTGTTTCTCTTCGTGCAATCGAAGCATACGACCGATGGACTGTAGAACCTTAATCTTCGATTTCGAAGGAGAAGCAGCAATCATATGATGTAGTCGATTAATACTGACGCCTGTCGATGTCGTACCGAGCGATGCTAAGAGGATGGCGTTTTCTTCTTCTTCGATAGCCTTTCGTATAGATTCTCGCATATCACCGCTAACAGAGCCATCGATGTAAAAAACATTATGATCAGTACTTCTTGTGATGAGATCATAGAGTGTTTTGCCATGATCCACAATTCGAAAGAAAACAAGTTTATTACCTTTTAAAGAGAGTCCGAGATTGCGGATGAATTTATTTCGAGCCTCGCAGTGAATGAGGAAATCGATCTCTTCTTGATATGTTTTTCCTTTGACTGCATGACTTGTAGGTTCATCGTACTTAAGGACGATACATTTGATCTTGAGTTTGGATACGTATCCTTGGTCCATGAGTTCTTTTGTGCTGACGGCTTTGTATTTTGGACCGAAGAGACCTTCGATTGTTGTCTCGTTAAGAGCTGTGCCATCAAGGGTGCCAGTAGTCCCAAAGCGAAATTTACAATCAGTAAGACTGCTAAGAATTTGTATAAGCGAGGTAGCTTTTGCGCCATGTGCTTCATCTCCGAATACGACTCCAAATTGTTGATACCAAGGTTTTGGCATCTTGTTCTTACCATTATTCAATGACTGCCACGTGGTGATCACCATATCAGATTCGATATTATTCGACTTACTCAAACCTTGTGTCGAGAGATGTATGTTACCTGCATAACCATAATCTCGGAAGTCACTCTCCATCTGATTCACCAGTCCGATGGTAGGAACGATGATCAAAGCCTTATGCTTCTGATACCATCTCATCAGAATATAAATCATCAAAGATTTACCAGAAGAAGTCGGCGATACCAACGTTCTTCGATTCGATCGAATACATTTCAAGATAGAATCAAACTGATAGTCTCTGACTGCATACTTTTCAGGTATTCGAAGAGTATTTATGAACTCTCTTAGCTCGTGCTCAGACACATTATCATAATATAGCTGCTCGTCAAACGAGAACGTATAGTTTCGAGCATCACAAAATTTCTTGATATGTCTTGCTAAACCAGAGTATACATATCCAGTCAGATTGTTAATGAGACGAATCTTGCCGTCCCACATTCTCGCACGATACTTTGGATGGAACTTATAGTTCTCTGCATAGAAAGTGAACTCGTCTGCCAATTCCATGATAGTCGATGGCTCTGCCTCCACTTTGACGTGGACATTATTAATAAATTTAAGGTGCACTGAACTCATTAAATACCGACCTTAAAACGCTCCCACTCGATTGCAGCCTTGATATTGAAACCGCGAGCTGTGAGAGACTTGATAATGGATTCAAGGAGATCGATCTTCTCGTGCTGAATACCCAGCTTGAGCGATAGATTGACAATATCCTTGTCTGCTTCTATATAGTTATTCACTTCAGATTTCAGTATTTTGCCCTGTGGTGGCAAGCGCCAGCCTTTTTCATGAGACTCTTCTGTCGGTCCGAGAGTGTAAAACTCCAACTTCTCGAGCTTGAGTTGCTTTAGCTCTGCCTCTTGCTTACGAAGCAGCAGACGCTCATGCGTAAAGATCTTGAAATACTTATGATGGAGCTTTGGAATATTGAGCGCTTCGTCGCCGAGCTCAGAGCGATTGATCTGGGAATCCTTTTCCCATTCTGCATAAATGTCATCAATTTTCATAACAAATCCTATAATTTAGTAATATCATACCTCAGATATTTAAACTCTACACTACATTCTATATAATTGACACTGGTATCTGTACTATTAAATTCAATATCTCCGAGACTGGTTGGAAATGCATCATAAAAAGTTATCATAATATTCGAGTTCATACTGCTATTCATGATCTGTAAGTTCAGATCTGAGTAGAGTGTTCCTGTAGATCCAGCCTGAGAATTTTGTACAGCTTTATAAGCATCAAAACTAACAGGAGATGCCAGAGCCACCATCCAGTTATAGATCTCAAGATAATCTGTCATATCTTCGTTCAGACGAAACGTAATATCAAGAGGACTATAAGTAAGTTTGCCAGTCACTGGAATCGGCACGAACGGAGTTGGACTTTCTCCATTACTCATCTGCACGCCAGGAAAACGAATGTTCTGGACATTGTAACTGAGCGCAGGTGCTCGCGCCAAAGTAAACTTGT